TCAGGCTCAGGCTCCGGCTCCGGCTCAGGCAGCTCACCAAAGTTCTCGCGTACCCGAAAGCGCAGCGTCTCGTAGACGGTTTCTATTTCCCCGTCAAAGTTAATGACGACTTCGCCCTCGTACATACCGGGCTCAACATCGAGAACGCCACCAACAAAGTTAAATACGGCCTTGCCGCCTGTAGCCGGGCTAAGAATCTGGCAGTTAATAACAGCAGGCTCCTGTGTTGTACCTGCCTCACGGAACCTAACAAGCACAGATGTGTTTGGATTTGATAAATCAATGGCAGTACCAGTGATGTCATCCGTTAGAGACAGGATGATAAATGGCCTTTCGTCGCCTTGTACTAATCGAATAACATCGACAGCCATATCTACCTCACGCTAAAGGACGCATCTGAACAGATACTGACGCCCGCCCAGCACCCAGATTGGCACGTGCCCGACGCTCAGTTGTCTGCATCAAAAATTGCTTCGCATGGTACACCGCAAGTTCTCTGTCTGACCAGTTTTTATTTGGCAGCACCAGTAGCTCTTGCAGCGCTCCGTGCATGATAGCAGTCTCAAGATCGTCCATCGCTGTTTGATCCATGCCTCGTGCCGAACGTAACGGCTTGAGAGCCACGATCATATTCAGGTCATAGGGTTCGTTGCTATCGGGGATCGGTGCCAGCCCAAACGTGTCAGCGTCAAGATGCACAATATATCGAGGGTCTGCGCGGCGATCTGGGTCTGTACTGGGCCAGTCAGGGTATTTCAGATGCAGCTGCTCCAGCGTCACAGGCTCAATCGGACGCCCGTTTACAGTCGCTGTAATAAACGCATGAACCTCAGACCCCGTAGGAACTTCATACGGGTAATCATAAACACCTTGTGTCACCCGAATTGAGGGCTGCTTATACCGCCACGCGAGCGTACGCTCACAAACACTGATAGCAGCATCCCTAACGTACTGTTCAATCACCGGCTGTGGGCAGCCCGGTACACTGGTAACAAGACGTTGCACAAGCGAATGAAAAGTACGAGTCGGCATATTAGATCACCTGATCGGGAGGCATACCTGCCTCTTCTGTATCTGTAATTGACCGTGCTTGAACACTGACGCCCAACGCCTGCGTAAAGGACTGTTGGAACAACTGCGCACGTTGCGAGTTGACATGCTCGTTATCGACAGACTCAGCCAAGAAGACCGTGCCGTCCACTAATACAGGGAAAAACGCATCAGGGAGCAACTCGATCTGCTGATTAATTGTGTAGTCCGGCGGCGTCTGCGCGTACTCAATCAGCAGCACTTGACCGACAGGAGCTTTGGGGTAGATAAAGAATCGATTGCTGTTACGCACATGACGCATCCAGTTAACACAAGGACCTGCATCATCATTTATCCAGCTAGGATAAGTCTCATCCATTGCAATACGGCTAACTTCAGTGATGCCAGCGCCGTCTTTAACTTGGAAGACTTCCATAATCCGCAGTGAGTCAGGCGGCATCGTCTGCAGCGTCTGTCCTGCAACTGTGGGGAAATCAGCAATACGGGCAAATAAATCAGGGCGAAGTACCGCCATACGCTTGAGAGCTTGATTAGCAAACCCCAGCAGCAATGCGTCCGAATACCGCACAGGCTCATTAATGTCCTGCAGCAGCCGTCGGGATTCGACGATGACTTCCCCGAGTGTCATATTACAGACCCTTAGATGCTTCTTCGTTCAGCTCTTCGTTAGTCAACGCAGGAGCTTCGGGTACATCATCAGTTGCCAAGTCCAGCTTTGACTTACGTTTTTTCTGGGTCTTAGGTACAAAATTCTCAGGATAGGCTTCTTCTTCTGTGACTTCCTCGCACAGCGGATTATCCGCCAGAATCGGGTGCCAATCATAAATAGTGCCGTCTTTCTTGTTGCGTAGATACTTTGACATTGTTTTATAGTCCTCGTGGGTAGGCCCAATCTTGGGTAAACAAATACTCACCACTTCACCTTGTGGCTCCAGTACCGAGCGGACATCTTACTCGGGTTTGAGTCTTGGGCGTTATGACGGGCATAATACGACTTCTTACGCGCTTTGTCTTTGGCTGAGGTAGGATTTTTTCCTGCCCCTGTAACACCCTGCTGCCCAAAACGAATAACCTTCTCTTTGCCGCCCTGACACGCTTTTACGACGTGCGACTTCGTTGGGTGGCTCGGGGTACGTTTTGGCTTGTTACAAGCCATTTTGGACTTGTCAACAGGTTTAGCCATTACGCAACCTCATACCAAACAGTAACGTCACAATCTGCTGGGATATCGATGTAAACACCTGTGAGAAACAATATGCCATCATCGGGCATATCAACTTGAAACACGCCTTTACCATAGGCGTTAAACTCATAATACGGATCAGTTTCGCCGGGAGCCGAAGTGAGGTCGTAGAATTTAAGAATCGCATCAGCACCTGCGCTGTGCATAGCCATCATTTTTTTCATATAACAACGCCCGGTTACAGCAGTGCCGGTAGTTGCTATCTGTGCTACTTGAACGCCGTAGGACATACCAACCTCCTAGTGAAAATGGGGGCCGAAGCCCCCTATAGGTTAGGAAGCGTCAGCTACCAAAGCCCATACACGGCACTTCAATACACCGGGTACTTGACCAACCAACACCAAGTCGACGGTATCTGCGGCAGAGTAATACTTACCAGCAGACAAACCAACAATAGCGTCAGAAGATTCAGTAGTAACGGAAGCAAAAGAACCGACAGCGTCACCAGCTACACCATCAAGGTATCCGTCAGGGTCAGTGCCATCACCAACGTCCAACGTCAAACCAGTGGTGCCGCCTTCGACAACATCAACGCCAACGTGCATTACCAATGCTTTAGCAGGCAGTGGCAGAACTTCCAATACATCGCCAGAAGCCAGAGCAGTAGCACCAGCAGCCAGACGAGCAGCAACGATAGTTGCGAAGTCCAGTTCAACTTCAACACGATTGACCTTAGTCAAACCAACAGCATCAAAGGCAGCAGCGCCTTTGTTAAAACCCAATGAATCAGTATATGTAGCCATTTCAAATCTCCTAAAAGGTTGCAATAGGGGGGTAAACCCCCCTAGTAATCACTACAGAGTAACAACACCCTGAGACAGTGCTTCAGGCTTGACAACCTTGTAACCGTAGACTTGCAAGCCACGGATGATGTTGCCAAAGGTTACTTCAGAACGCAGGGTTTCCATGTTGGTCATCTGCGAAGCGAAGGTGAAGCCCATCTTGTGACCAGCGATCAGGCTAAATTTGCCAGTCGCGGCTACGTTCAGGTTGTGGCTCATGTACAGAGTAAAGCGATCGATCATACCGAGACGACCGTTACGCAGTACAGAGATACTGTCACCAGTCAGAGAAGCGTCTTTCAGGTCAGATTTCTTAATCAGGCCAGCCATTTTAGCGGGGATGAGGAGGAAACGATCACCTTCAGGACAGTTGGCTTCGTCCAATACAGTGCCGATATCAACGATGTAATCAAGTACATTTGCTTTGGTGATAGCTACAGGAGCAGCAGTCGTACCCAAGTTAATGTTGGTAGAGATACGGCCTGCAGTAGCGCCTTTGTTCAAGGCATCAATGTCAGGCAGGATATCGGTCAGTACGCGTTGATCGATTTTGATCTTCATACGCTCAGAGGCGTCTTTAGACCAAGTGTCCATCAGGGCGATGTCGGACTGAACCTTGTCAACGTCGTCTTCAACGCAAGCAAAGTATTCGCCTTTGTCGATAACGAGTTGCAGTTTCGGCTTGTCCGGGTTCTCAACCTGCAGAGTTTGACCCTTGACGTACGTTTTGATGGTGATTTCCGGAGTGGTACGGATGTTGACCGTGTCACCCATGTTACGGATTTCGCCTTCGTAATCGGTGTTTGAGATGGCTGCGAGCACGGTGGCGTCGTAGAAATTCTCAATCAGTTTGCCACTCCAGATTTCTGGAATGAAGTTGCCGCTATAGTTAGGACGGCCTGCGGATACTGGATAAGACATGGTAGTCTCCTTCTAATCAAGCATTAACGATAATGCGACCTTCCCGCTGAGCGGAGAAGATATCGCGTTCAATACGGTCACGCTCCGCTTCACGGCCTTTATACTTACCCATTCTGACACTTTCGAAGAACGAACGAATGTCATCCGGAGAGTACGTCTTGCCAGCACCGCCTGTTGGGGCACCCATATTACGGGACCTGCCGGGCGCTACTTGCTTTTCAAGCTGCGAAGTAGAACTAACCTGCCGAGAGTTTTGAGCAATATCAGCATAACCAGATTGTTCCATCCAAGTTCCAAAGAACCTTGCGACACGTTCAACGTCGAGATTACGTTGTGCGTCTTCTAGCACAGTCTGGCGTGAAATCCCGGTTAGAGGATCAGCTTGCAATAACCATGTTTGGAAGTCAGGGTTATCGTTTACTTCACGCCAAACGGGTACAGCCATTGAAAGCTGCGCCCAGAACTGCTGCTCTGCGGATTGCGCCTGCCGTTGTGTCAAGTGGTTGACTTGGGGTACAACCTGCGTCTGCATCCGTTGAAGCATCTGCTCCATCTGGGCAATCTTTTGGGCTACGGGAATATATTCCTCGCGGCTGACTTTACGCATCACGTCAATAGACTCCCCATACTCCTCAACATCACGGTCAGTAACTAGCCGATCCACTGTTGTAGGCGCTTGCTGAGCTTGTCTATTTGCTGGTGCTTCTGTCATCGTTGCCAAAAGTTGCTCCAGTTGTTGTATTCTGCCTTGTAAGTCTTTGTTTTGCTGATGCAAACGTGGGACTTCGGCGTTATACATACCTTGAAGAGTACGATACTTCTGAGCCAAAGTTTCTTCAGTCTTCTTCTTTTTGCCACCTTGCTTATGCCCATCAGAAGGCGGCGGGTTCACAGACTCCGCATTGTATTCGTCGGCCTGCTCAAGATACTGCTCGTCTCGATTGTTGCTTGGCTCCTCGTACGAATTCTGTTCGTCGGCGCTGGTAGCGCCCGTTTCATCATCCGCATTAAGTTGCTTATACAACTCTTGAACTGCCTCGGTTTGTTTACGAATCTGCTCTGGTATTGCCATAGTTAAAACGCTCCTATCGGTATGCGTGGATTAGAGGGCGAGCCATTATGACTTTGCCGCATTTTCAGGGGCATCTTTGGCAAACTTGTATAGTTCACCTAAAACCTGACACCGCCCCTGCTGGAGTGCCGGGTTATTCATTGCGTGAGGCAGCTGCTCTAGTTCGTGCATACGCCAAGTACCTAGCCAATCTAACAACTCTGGGTACTGTCGCACAACTGCTGCAAAAGCCACCACAACATTCTTTTCGGGGCGAACCACTATGCCGCCCCTGTAACTCTATTACTCACAACATTAGCATCTCGTCCACCCATGGGGGAACCGTCAACTTCTGTTGGTGCGGGTGCTGCGCTTTGCTGCTCCGCTTGAGCCGCTTGCGCCTGCTGCATTGCCTTCATACCTGTATTGTAGAACGCTTTTTCCTTTGACGGAATAACTTCGTCCACAGGCATCTGCAACCCCTTAGCCACTTCACGAAGGATCGAAGCACGACCCTCAAGGCCCATGATCTCCATATCAATCGGGTTAGCTGTTGCGTTGAGGAACTCAATGCGTCGTACGTTAACAGTCTCTTTCACTGCCAAGTTAATGGCTGCGCGAGCAACGACTTCAGCATCACCCTTAATCGATTCATCTTCATCGTACCGCATATTATACACGAACTGACGTTGGACGATGGGTTTAATCACATCGTTGTCAATATGCGAGATAACCTGACGGATACCTTTACCCGCAGCACCCATCAACATCGACAGACCTGACGAGGTACGACCCGCGCCCTGTACATCAAGGTCGCCGTAAATGTAGCCCGGGATACCAGAGTGGTCATCTGCCAACCGACTAAACTTCTCAAACACACCCATCAGTGTATTGGCGTTGTCATCAGGCTGCGCAAAACGTACAGCTGGCGCACTAGACCCCATCGGATCGTTAGTTACCTGCCAAATCTTCCATGGGTGAATCTGCGTAATGTCTTCATTCGGCGGGATACGTTCGAGGTTAACTTCCACCTGAGGACCTGAAGCGATACCCATGTTGTTAACCAGCGCACGTGCAGCCGCATTACAAACATTCTGTACGTCAGAGATAGTCTCCGGAATACTGCGTCCCCAGAAAGAACCCGGTGTTTTAATGAAAGATGTTTTCGTGTACGGCTTTTGGCCCAGAGGGTCATAGTTAAGTACCGCCTTAATTACGTAGTTACCGACAACCCAAACATTGGCGTCGTATTCTTGCGCAGGGTCAGGTACATCTTCTTCCTCTAAGCCCCACTCGAGCAGCATATTTCCAGAGATTTTGCCCCAAAACTCAAGCGCGTCGTAAACTGCTGTCGGGCGCATATAGGCATAATACTTATTCTCTTCTTCTTCCTTCTGCAGCGTGATGTCTTCACTCACCCAGCTTGCACCCGGACCTTCCTCGAGAATTTTACGAATCGCATCGTCGTCGTAGCCCGGAACGCCGATCAGATCGGACAGCTCCATACGAGTTAGCGGATGATGCTCAAACAAATAGCCATCGTTCAAATGCGTAATGCCCGGCTCTGGATAGATATAGAACGGATCAACGCGCTCAAACTCTGGTGCCAGTCTTTCTGTTGCTTGAACTTCTGTGCGACCTTGTGCATTTGTCGTCCAGCCCAAGTGACGCTGACGGCGTACAACAGGGCCTTTCAAAAACGCTGCGGGGAAAGTTGTCAGATCAGTGATGAACTCGTTGAAAGACTCAGCCCAACCACCTTGTGCAAACTGGTCAGCGATCTTTAACTTCATCTTGTCAGCACGATTTTGTGCGTCTTGCAAAATCTTAAAACGGTAGTCTTGACTTACCATTTCTTTTAGCTGAAGCATTTCTTCTGTGTTCGGCGCGATACCAGTCTCTTGAATTATTTGCACCACACGTTGCGCAAAGGCGCCTTGAATTTCTTCAGTCTGGTTCGGTGACAGATCAGGGATTGGTGTCGGGATGATGTCCCATGGTGGCTCACCAGTGTCGAGCAAAATATCGCGCAGCCAACTCTCAGCAGCACGACACTTAACTTCGGTAATCATCATGTAGATTTCAGAGCCGCCTTGCGCACGAATCTGTTGCATCTTGTCCGACTCGTACTCACCATTGCGTTGACGCATCGCTGTCAGCATACGCGTCTCAATGGGCCTCTTCGCAATACGTGCAGCGTCCCAGCACTGGCGCAAGTACGCCGTCAAGCCAAGAATCATTGGTTGACTCTGACGCTCAGCAAGCGCTTCAGCTGCGAGCTGCTCTTCTTCTCTACGATTAATCTCGTCGTTACTGACGACGCGAAGAAATGTCAAGCCTGCCATAAATTATTCAGCCTTGGGTTTACGTCGTTTCTCTTCTCGAGCGAGTCGCTGCTCAGCTTCTTCCGTAACACGTTTCGCCATCTCTGACGCACGTTGATCTCGTGCAGCTCTACGCGTTAATGCTTCTTGCGTATTGGCAGGCAATCCGTCCATCAGTTGCATATATTCATCACCAAGAACAATGCCACCTCTCGCATAACCGGGCAGAGAAACATCAGGATACGGCGCTGTGTTCATCTTGGGGTTGTCGGAATAGACTGTGTATTTCTTACCATCACCGGGCATAGCAACCTCCTATGGCGCATTTATTGCAGTCTGTATAGCAGAAAAAAACCCCCAGCGCAAGCCGGGGGCAAAGGGGAGGAGCACGTCAATGAGAACACGC